TTTCATGATAGTTGTTTTTTTGAGTCAATATTCTTAAAGATGTCAGAGTCTGAGTCTATCCTTCCAGTAGCCTTGATAAAATCTACCTCTAGCTTAGCTGAGTTGATTATCACAGAACCAATAGAGCTGATAGCTTTTGCCTTATCTACCTCTTCTTTTATCTGTTCATTACTTAAAGACTCATCATTAAGTCTTTCTAGTGCTGCAAACATGTGGTCACGTAGATCACTAATTTTGTTTCTTGCCATTGATTTTCTTGTTTAGTTTACTTGTTAATTTAATTATCTGTTGTATTTCTTCTGGGAATCTTTGGATGGTATTCCTTGCCATGTTATCTTTCATTGATACCATTTCTAAGTTGCTAATGTCACAGTTCCTGGTGTTACCATCAATGAATCTAATCAAGCTACCTTTTGGTATTGGTCCATTGTGGTCTATCCATACTTTATTGTGGTAAAGAATCCACTTGCTATCAGCTAACTTGTAGTACAGGTATACTCTACCACTTAGGTCAGTATCTTTTCTTTCTACAATAGATCCATCTGGCCTCCAGTTGTGTGGTCTATTGCCTTTTTTAAACATTGAAGGCTTAACTTTTTCATAGGTTTCTGCTGGCATTTCTTTGCCCTTGTTAAATGGAACGTTGCCTTTTTTGAATCTAAACTTTTTACCACCTTCAATGAGATTTGTTCTACCAGATGACTCTGATTGTTTAAATTCTAAGGTCTTTCTAAGCCCCATTGTAGATGCTCTGCTAGCAACTTGAGAATAACTGAGTCCTAAGTCATCAGCAATACCTTGAGTCCTTTCATGAGGGAATCTTTGTCTTATGATTTCATTCTGTGTCATAAGCTCAACTCCTCCCCAGTTAGTGCAAAGTAAATGTTTTGTGCTTCATGGACGTATTTAATTGTGCAAATACCTACTGTTTGAAATTTTATTTTAAATACAATTAAATCTAATTCTTTTAAAAAAGAAAAACAATAATTACCTTTTATGTACCAATTTAAATCATCGTATTTTTTCTCAAACCCAAATTTCAACAGCCACTCTTTAGTTAATTCAATTGGTTGTAAACAAATACCAACATAAAAACTACTTGTATTATCTAGTATTTTTACACTGTTATTTGTTCTAATTTCAGTCACAATAACATGACCTTGTTTTCCATTTAAATAGTTTCCTATCCTTAAATCACTTGCTTTCATAGCTCCTCTACTTTGTAACCATTATTAATATACCATTGTGGTGTCTCTGGTAGGTCATCAGGACACTTCTCATCTTGTAGGCATCCGTTGTGGTCAAGGTAGCAATACCACCAAAATCCACCTAACTCTTCTACTGAGTCCTCTAACCATACTCTGTGTGTATTTTTCATAGTGCTTCTATTTCTTGTTTAACTTGTTGCCAGTAACTCATGGTTGATTCTACATTTGTGTTCAATGGATTTGAGTGTGGATTGCTATTAATTATTTCATCAACTGCAATTAATGCACATAGTTTAGCTTTTGATTTACTCTCAAGATATGTTAGTGTTGAATCATATTTATCTACTAACTCTTTTGCTTTCTCTTTTGGTTTCATAGCTTCTCAATTTTTAAAATTAAACCTATCCATTTGTCTACTATCAGGAATACATGATGCCTGTCGTATGCCTTCACTATCTTGAAGGACTTGTCTCTCATTGTGACTCTGTATGTTTTCATTTTTAGCTCTTAGGTAGTTAATGTATAGTAAGATGTTAAAGTGACCTCTCTTGGTCCAGTAACTTTCAATATCAGCTAAGTTCATGTTCTTCAATTTGTCCGTTGTTACATCCACACTCCTCTTCTGTGTAGTGAATTTCATTACCAAATGTGCAGTAGTGTACCTCTACAGTACCCTCTCCATTGCAGTCAGGGCAAATCATAGCTCACAAGTTGTTTTGATGATTGTGTACTTCTTGTGCTTGAATTTACTTAGGTTTCTTCTCCTAGTAGGAGTAGTCAAGTTGAATTCTTTAATCATCATGTTGTAAGTATTCCAAATTGACTTCCATCTTGTTGCTGGCTCAGACTCTTTTCCAAAATGATCCATTACAAATAGGTACATGTCCCAACTTTTTGTCTCTTCTTGAATGATGTGATTAATTAAATTTTGCATGTTACTTTGATTTAAGGGTTAAAATTTTGATAGTTGCTACTATGCTGTATAGTATCAATAAATAAACGATTTTTCCTTCCATGTGTTTGGTTTTTTTTGTTAATAATTATGTAGCGAAGTTAAGAACTATTTTCACTTATGCAAATTAATTAACATATTTTAACATTTACAAGGATAAAAAAAGGGATCAACTATCTCTAGCTCATCCCTTCTTGTGTTATTGTAACCAAACAATATACATGCGGTACAAATATACTTATTTTTTTCTTCTGAGAATTAATTTTATTAACTTTCCAATAAATCCTGACTGCTCATTTACATCAACATTAACCTCTCCATTAGTCACTTGTACATCTACCTTCTCAGTATCTATTTTAAGGCTCTTAGAGTCACTTTCTTTGTGAAAGTCTACGTCTACCTTTGGAGTATCTACATTAACCTCTGTAGTGCCATTTTTACGAGTAACTTTAACATCCACATTCTTAGTGTCAATGTTGATATTAATGTCTTTTTTCTTCTTGGGTGTTTTCATTATGCTTCGTTTTGACTAATTTCTCCTTTTGTTTCTAACTTTACTACTCTTACATTGGATGGCTGAGCTATTTTCCATGCTGTTCTTCTAGCTTGACTTAATCTTGATTTCTCAATTCTCATCACATTCACCTGGTTGTTTTGATTTCCACCAAGCACATGATAACAAGTTGTATCTTCACCAACATAAATACCAACATGTCCTCCTCCATTTCTTGTGAATGTTAATACATCACCAAGCATTGGAACCTGAGCTACATTTCCAAACTTATTCCAGTTCAAGGCCCATAAAGGATGTTTAACTATATCTAATCCTTGAGCATGACAGCAATAAGCTATGAATAGTCCACACCAGGGAATCTCATCATTAGTATATACTGATTTTAAACCAATAGCTTCAGCCCATTCAAGTATCTTTTTATTGTGTTGTTTACCTACTATCTCCTTAGTACCTATATGCTTTACAGCTTCTACTAATATCTTAGGTGATTTCTCTTCTTTTAACCAGGTGTAACTCATAAGGAATCTTTAACAATATAAATGTACTTCACTTTCTTTTTTAGAGTCAATAAGCTATCTACATCATGCTTAAGTTGTTCAGCTTTAACATTATTCTCCTTTTCAAGATCATGTAGATATTTCTCAGCCTTGATTGTTATTGCATCTTTTTTTTGTTCTTGATATTGATGCACTGGCATTGGTGTCAAAATTGCAAATAGAGAGCTCACAATTGTGGCAATCAATAAAACCTTATTCTCCATCTAATTTTTTGTTAAGTTCTTTTTGGAATAGTATATCTTGCATTAATTTTTTATCAGCTTTTCTCTCCTGATCACAATCATCAATCTTTTGCTGTTGCTGTTTTATCTCAGTATCTTTTGATGTAATTATATATCTACCAATCAATATGAGTATAGTCAATAAAACAAAGAAAATATAAGTGAATGGACTTTTACCAAATGTCTTATAATCTAGTTTAAAAATGTTCTCCATACTTATTATGCTTAATCGTTCTGAAAGTCATAGTCATCATAAGGTATAGCACACCAATCATTATTATCATATATAGATGCATTCACTGATATTGTCCATCCAGCAGTTACATCTGGTCCACGATTAATGAATGGTTGTGTTGTTATATCTCCATTGATATCCATAAACTCCTCAAATCTCCATTGTTGGAATGTGATTCTAATGTCATTGCAGATACTTAAGCAATCAGAATGTATCTCATTAATCTGTCTATACTCTTGAATATTGTACTTATCAGATACAGATATAATCATATTAACATTAACAGCTTTATCAGTCATTGATCCAGGTTGCAATGTTACAACCATTAATGGATATTCTGCTGCATCTCTAGAAACAGCATCAATATAATCACCTTGAAAGAATTCTCTTATCTGTTTGTGTTTTGTTGCTATTGTCTCTAGCTCTTTCATTAATTGGTTGAGAGTTCTTTCCATTTTTTTCTAGGTAAAATTTAAGCTTATCAATTTGTTTCTTTGAGAATTTCATCTGATCCAATTTAGTGGACTATAACCTGTCTTATCTTTTCTTACAAATTCATTACAATTCTCAGAGCACATATCACAGTATTCAGGATACTTAGTAGCTTGATCATCCATTAAGTAACCAATCAATCTTTCTTTGTAAAAATATGCATCTTTTCTTAATTGGTCTCTGAATTCATTAACCTCAGTCAAGGTATTAGCTTGGATATTCTCATCCTGTACTCTACCAGTAGTCTTATTGGTTATCTTTTCAGTTACTAATAATGCTGCTCTATAATCTACAAATGCTACTAAGCAAGGAATAACATAGTCATTCATAAGGTCTAAGTAGTCTTGAGTCCAGGTATTAGTTTCAACTCTATCAAGCAATGCTCTATAAAGAGGAGTCCCAAGAGCTGGTTGAATATGCATATCTTGACTTCTCTTAATAGCTACTGCTAAGAGCTTAGTATCTGTATTATTGTGAATAAGTCCAAGCTTCTTTAGATTCTCCACTGAAAGTAAATAATTCATATCTTATCTTTTTACAACTAATTGCTGAATCCATTCATGTCTACACCATGGAGTTGATACTTGAGTATCTGGATTAGTATACCATCCACCTCTATATCTCCATACGTCTCTATCAACTCTACTTGAGATAGTGTTAATCTCATCTTTTGTATATAATCTATTGAGTCCAAGTAATCTTTCACAGAATTGTCTAGATCCACTTTTTGCAGTTGGTACATCAAGTCTAGTTCTGTATCCATATCTTACCTCAAATCTTTCAATAGGAATATTTTCTTCTCTTACTAATTGCTTTCCTAAATCAGTTACTTCTCCCTTTGTAATGACTTCCCATTTCATAAGCTTAGCCATTGACTTAGCAATCTCTTCAATGTTACTATTAAGAGCTTTAGCAATAGCATTAGAGTCTTCACCATCACCTAACATCTTAAGTACATTCTTATCAAAGTCATTTAGTTCTGCTGATATCTCTCCAATCGTTGCAAATAGTTGATCTTGCTTTGAGAATACATCAGCGGATGGAGTATCCCAAGCAATTGGAAATGTAGCAAATACTTCATATTGATGTGCTGATTCACCATACTGAGCAAAGTATCCAATCTCATCATCAGAGAATGTATCAACATGCTTACAAGATGACATTTGTTGAGGAGCTGAATTCAATCCTACAATTTTACGAGCTTGTATTTCATCAATTGTTGGAAATGATGCCAGTAATACTTGCAATGCAGAATCAGGAGTCAATATACCTTCTTTGATTTTAGCAACAACATCAATAAGTGATGCAATCTGTGCTCCATTTAATGCACTTTTAGCTACATCAACTGGTGCTTCTACAGTTGTTTGATTAGGATTTGATTGTGTTGGAGTATTATTATTAGCTGAAATTGGATTAACATCTCTAAGAGTAAGAGTTCCTACATCACCAGATAGTGTCACCATGTAATTTAATATCCATTCAATTCTTTTCTGTCTAGTATTGACATAAGTATTTTTAAAAATCTCAAAAAGCTCTGCAGATTCAGCAGCATTAAATGATCCTTCTGGAGCCACACCAAATAATGATGGAGATACAACTGAATGTGCCACAAGTATGTTCTGTTGCACTGATTTCTCAAGAGCATTATATCTCTTATCAAGGTCATTTCCATTTAGATTCTCAACTTTTGGAGCTTGATCTGCTGATGGTGCAAAGGTTATGATGATATCACCACTATTCTCAATGCTTGATGCTGGTCCTTTGATTTGATTCTTGAATGATTCTGCCTCTTCTTGAGTTTCTGGAAATCCATCCATAAAAGTGATTAGAGTTCCTGAC